CGCCAAACACCAGCTGCGGAACCCAGACCTTGTATTCAGGGTGCTCAGCCACCGTGATACCTTCACCGTCGTTCTCCACCGTGATGGTTTGGTTGTCCTCTGAAATCTCGATGGTGATATTCTTCACAGGATTGGGGGATGCACGCTGCCGCATGCGGACCACCTGATCGTGGGCGTTCACCACGATCTCGTCAAACAGCTTGTAGAATCCAGGATTGAAGGATAGGTTCTTCTGGATGAACTTTTCGTCTTCCACGACATACATGTCCTCGTGCGACGTCTCGATAGACCCGACATAGGTGTCGGGCAGTGATAGAATGTGCTCCCGGTGGGTGTGCTTCTTGTATGCCTCTGCCATTTGTGTGCTCTCCCTCTATAATAGAAAGTCCATTCCGTTTTACACACAAAATCCATATTCATGTAAATGCCCCCAGCTCGAGGAAAGAAGACAAAGAAGACAGAACCGACGGTGGAACTTCCACCCGTCATCTTCTTCCTGCGGATCGGCAAGGATTTTGATTTCGAAGAGGAGCGGGTGGATATCCCTATGCCATCGGGAGGAGGGATTGAATATTCGGACATCCTTCTGAAGACGGAAACACAGGAGAGGCGATTTGATGAGACGGTCGTTCACGACTTGATGTCCAAGTTTTCGATGCAAACGTCCTACCCACCAGGTGCAGCGTGTCTGTGGTGCTGCCACTCCTTTCCTGGAGAATCGTTTGTCATCCCAACGCACTATGATGTGTATACGAGCATGTATACCGCCGAGGGGAATTACTGTAGTCCCGAGTGTGCCCTGTCCTACATTTACAAGGAATCTGGACTCACCGAATCCGACAAATGGCTTCGTCACTCACTCTTGCGCACAGTCTACCGGTCTCTCTATGTGAACCGTGATATCCAGCCTTCGCCCGATAAGCGTGTCCTTCGTATGTTTGGTGGAAATCTGGATATCCAGCAGTATCGTGAATTTATTCAGTATTGCACGAAACCTCTACAGCTGGCTATGCCCCCAGTTCGACTGTATATGCCATCCGTGAACACCCAATCATCTGTCCGTGACGTCAAGTCTTATGTCTCCCTGTCTAACGAAACTGTCAACAAGGCCTCCCAGCAACTCCGCCTCAAACGTTCCAAGCCTGTCCACGAGGGCATTCCCACACTTGACAAGTGCCTCACGGCGTTTGGCTCTCCACGATGAAATATTCTAAATAATCAATGACATCTCTCGGCGAACTCCTGAAGATGTCAATGCTCTTTCAAGTCTTGACGACATCAGGAAATAGTTTTCGACCACTGATTGCCTTTATTGGTATTTCCCTCTACGAACGTGGACTCGCACTCTACCCCTTGTTCACAAAACTCCAGACATCTTTCCAGCCTCTGGATTCCAATGAACGCAAACCGTCAGCCGTCATCGAATGTGAACGTGGAACTCCTCCCCAGACCAAGAACGGAAGTGTTCCCCTGTTTATGACACGCATGGATGCCATCGTGCATTATGTCGCCTCCTCCCCTGCCACGAAACGCCTTCTCTCTATTGCCAACCACGATTACCTCCCCTACGAGTTTGAGTCCGTGAAACTTGATGAGGATATCTACTTCAAACTCACGAACGTGGAAGTCGACGATGGCAATATCAAGAACATCAAGTTCCAGATTTTCTGTTACGATCACCCCATCCAATCACTCCAGAAATTTGTGGATTCGTGCAACCAGGATTATGAGCGGCGAATGATGAACAAGCTCGGAAACGATCTCTATTTCTTCGATCAGATGGTGGATAACAAGAAACGCAAGACCAATCAGAACCCTCTGCCCAACACGTTTCTGGTGTATACCAAACACAAGTTTTCCACGACCCGCACGTTCGAGAATGTGTATTTCGAAGAGCAGCCCGTAGTCAAGAACCGTGTGGCACACTTCCTCAATAACCGATCATGGTATGAGCGCAAGGGTATTCCATACACTCTCGGCTTTCTATTCCACGGTGCCCCTGGAACCGGCAAGACCTCGGAAATCAAGGCTATTGCCAACGTGGCCCGTCGGCACCCCGTGAACATCCAGCTGTCGGAAATCAAGACCAAGACCCAGCTACGCCACTTGTTTTTCAGCGACGATATTCACGTGTATAACGGAACAACTCTGGAAAAGTATACCATCCCTATTTCCGAGCGTATCTACATTATCGAGGATGCTGATGCGATGGGCGATGTGCTCCTGAAGCGGGAGTGGAAGCGTCCTGAGCCCGTGCAGGCACCCAAGGATCCGTTCCTCCCCGAAGACGACGATGTGATCAAGGATCCCATCGATCTTTCCTTTATTCTCAATCTACTAGACGGCACACTGGAATCCAGCGGACGTATTCTCGTATTCACCTCCAATTTCCCAGAGCGGTTCGACAAGGCCCTGATTCGTCCAGGACGTATTGATCTCATCATTCATTTCAAGAAGTGTTCCCGTGGGATCTTGAAAGAAATGGTGGAGGGGTTTTACGATATTACAGTGGGCGACCACCCGCTCTTTGCCGATCCCCGAATGGACGGGAAGTGGAGCCCCGCCGAAGTGAACCAGATCCTCTTCCGCAACTTCGAGAATTCTGCACAGGCTATGGACGAACTGCATACGTTGGAGGCGTCTACGCCGCTGCTGCACGAGCAGGAGGAGACCCAGATTTAAACAGGTTCATAGCAATTTGAATTGCGGCGGGAGGGAGATCAAAGATCATGATGTAGATCAGAGCAGCGATCATAACAGACGAAGCAATACCAACTACGCTCAGGGTCCACGCAGTCAGACCCCCCGCAGATGGGTTCACGACCGAAGCAAACATGCCTGCTAGAGGAATCAGGAATGGGATCATAATAAAGCTGGAATATGCCCCGATCGCCGGATACTTTTCAAATAATAAGGATTCAAGAGCATACCATGCCGCACGGTAGTATATGAGAAGTAGGACATTGGTGAATATGAAAAGCAGAAGACCGTTTGCGGAATTGACAACTGGTCCAGATGCTTCGGTGGCTACTTGCTCCGGAGGAACATCGGCAACGGGGTCGTCGGTATTGTCTGCCATCCGAATCTATTATGTATTGAACACAAGATTTGCTTGTCCGTTTGTAACCTTGAGAAAGTTGTACGATTCAACATAGATTATGGATGCATATCCATTATATTGAATCTGTAGATTGGTGGGAGACGGGTAGACCGTCAACGTTTGGCCAGCCTGGATGAGCGGGGGAATTCCAGGAGCAGGTGAGATTGTAGCACCATCGGGGACGGGGGTAGGATTGGTACTGAGTGCAGTATCCCTGACAACACACAGAGGAATCTGTGACACCGCTCCAGTCTGAACGATAGGCGGAACTAGCAGCGTATGCTTGAACGTTGTTTTGTTGAACATGGATCCGTTCGCACTCCCTGATGGCTGAGAGATTGTATTCGGGTCGAGAGCAAAGGAGTAGAGGTTAATCCCCGGAAGCGACGACGTATCTCCCTCTGAGAACCGGTAGTTCTGAATATTCCGGAAGAAGTTGATGTTTTTGGTCACGAAGCGGTCGGTTCCGTCAAACACTAGATTTCCCTCCTGTAGAATATCCTGGTTATTCATAGAATTCAATAATTGGATTCCTGTAGAATACCATTGATCGGGCGTAGCGGGTGCTGTCAGTGTCGGTAGAACACTGGGATATGTCTGCACTGGCGGATAAAAGATCGAATCCCAATTCGTGTAATTGTCCCAGTCGTTCACGAGTGCCCGATCCTCCCGTTGGAATAGGAAGATGACACGAGTGCACAGATTGTACATCGGGATAAGGACATCGTTGTAACCGTACTGATTATGGTTTATGACGGATCGAACCTGTGTCATCAAGAACGACCGTTCGTTACAGGCAATATGGGCACGTTCTGTATCCGTCATAAAAACGTAGTTGGCTTCAACATACGGATCAAGATTCCAGCTGACCAGTGAAGCATTAGTTGGATTGCCCATCGTGTCGGGGTAGGACAGGTAATTCTGAATTCCAAGGAATGAATCTCCGGGGTTTCCTGCTATACGAGTCTGGAACGTAGAATTGGTAGAGGCCTTTCCACGAGTATCAAGGATCGTGAACATCTGGTAGATATTACGGAACGTGATCTGAATCACGACTTCGGTTTGGGGAAGACTGACGAGCGGGAGCGATTGACCGATCTCTTCGCAGAACCAGAAGGAGAGCGGGATTGTTAACTGACGACCACGAATAGAAGGGGCGGGGGGTGCAGTATTTGTGGCGGACACGTTGATGGCGTTAGGATACTGGTTCAGGCGTCCACGGGCATTGGCGGGATCATACATGTCTGGCGTATTTCCAACCATCGTATCTAGCTTGTCACGCTGGGTCTTGTTGCTCTTCAGATAACTCTTGACTTTCATCCATTCACCGGTAACCGTGCAGATAACATTACCGTTGAAGAGAACCGACGCACTCTCAATCATATTGAACCCGAGATTGCGGGACCACTGGAAGGCGGTTTCATACGCCTCAGATGTATTCTGGTCGTATCCAGAGAGTGGGGACCAGATGTCGGGAATCTGGACACACACGTAGCAGTCGTGCAGGAGATCAGCATAGCGAGGAACGGGAAAGTTAAACGTTTTCTTTCCGGCACCTGGCAGTGTCGTATCGGTAATATTGGCAACACTCAGCCGAAAATGCTCCATCGCAAAGTTGGTGCTGCGTTTATACATCTTGATGAAGTAGGTCATGGAAGGATTTCCATTGACAAAAACGTTTTGGGCACCAAAGCCAGTGAGTTGAATGAGGCCGCCCGGCATACTATATTATCTTATACGATATGATTAATGTATCGGAACTTGCCGTATATCATTATTGGCGGGCTTGTGATCCTTGTCTTGATTCACTCGTATATGAGCGTTCGCTACGGATACGACTGGATTGGGACACAGACACGCAGAGTGATTCAGAAGGCATATACGGGAAACTCGGTCCATCAATTGTATCCGATTCCCCCGATTCCGTTCATGGACAGGTTCTCAGAGTTCACCAAGATCCCCAAAATGAAGGAGAATGGGGTTGCTCCGGGGTTGGCCTACTACTGAGGATTATTGATGTAAGCCCTTGAAGAGATATACATGTTGGGGGTCGCCTTCTCGCCCACTGCACTTGATTGGACGAATCCACTGGTGTTTGTCTGGCAGGTCGGAATGAGCGACACGATTCCACGACCAATATCGTTGTAGACTGCTCCCGCCTTGAACGTCGTGTAGGTAGACGCATACGCCCGCTTCTGATCCTGGGGGTAATTGCTGTAATAATTATTGACAGCGTTGCGTTTCTTCATTGTCGTCACTTCTGACGCACTCGTAAAGCGTGTTTGCTGACTGAGCGTGATCGGGCTTGACATGACTATTGTATTTACAGATAGAAATTGTTAATCATAAAATGGCCCCTGTTCGATTCCTTCTCGTTTCGACGCATACCGAGCAGGTCACGGGTTATTCGAAGGTGTCTTACAATCTCCTCAAGCAGCTCGGTACTCTGACCCCGCTTGTGAAGGTTTTTCATTTCGGGTTTCAGCGCACCCCCGCCCGTCTTCCTCAGCCTGCTCGCCCGATCAAGGGTGTCATCCAGTATGATGCTGCCGCCAACGAGGATCCCAAGGAGCAGGGCTTCGGCTTTAACAAGTTCAAGGAGTATGTCGAGACTGTAAATCCCGATATCATCATGATCTACAACGACCCCATCATTATCAACCAGTTTATTCAGCAGACGAAGGATGTCACCAAGTCGTGGAAGCTCTGGGTCTACCTGGACCAGGTCTACAAGGGCGCCGACATGGGTCTGCTCCGCAACATTGAGAACGCTGCTGACCGTATTATCTGCTTCACAGAGACGTGGAAGCAGCATCTCATGACCCGCCTCACCACACCCAACATCAAGATCGATGTGATGGAGCACGGTGTGGATACCCTAGTCTTCAAGCCCATGATGGATTCCGAGCGGGCGGGTATTCGCAAGAACCTGAACATCCCCCCCAACGCTCGGGTGTTCCTGAATATGAACCGCAATTCCCAGCGCAAGCGTCTTGATCTCACGATCATGGGGTTTGCCCGCCTGCTCAAGAAGTTCCCCGACGCTCCCTACCATCTCCTGATGGTTACAGGTGTCAAGCCTGAGGGTGGTGCGTTCTACCAGCCTCTCCAGATCTACCTCAA